TAACTAAAGGTGAGCAGTTTATATATGACTGGCAGTATGGGTTACATGGGGATACTTCATTCAAAGGATACTTAGCTAAGGCAATGTCAGTTGCTGATAATAGTAACTTAGCTAAATTGAGATTAGCTTTTCCCGATGAAGCGAGAGCTATGAATCTATTCCACAGTCAATGGGGTTGGTGGTCTGGCGTGCAAGATAAGTTTGACGCTAAGCATTTACTAATAGTAGGAGACCATAGTCCACAGACTAGGGTAGCTACAACTAAGGAGAAGTAATATGGATACTGAACTACTAGAGAAGTGGGATACCTACAAGCCAGAGAAGCATGGGTTGTTTAATACGATGAGTGTTACTGATGCTTATCAATACATTGATGAAATCATTGCAGCTATGCCTAAGAATCAGAGGTTCGTAGCTTACACTGCTGCTTATGTAATGTATAACTCAGTGATTAATCACTATGAAACTAATATGATATGTACAACTAAGGAGAGGAGAGATGAAACAAAAGCAAGCTGAACATCTATGGAGATATAGAATTAAACAAGACCAACTAATGGATAGCATAGGTCTGGGTGATGAGACTGGTACCATTAAGGACGTAGCCTTATGTATCTTAGCGAACCCAGGTATGTTCCTTGAAGATATAATGCGTAGTGAAACCTTCAGAGATTATGGAAGGTCTACTATCAAGAGAGCCGTAGCTTTCCTACATACTAATGGTTACATTAAATTCACACTAGACCCTAGTGATGGTAGACGTAATCTTATTTACTTTAAGAGAGTATAAGCATGGGATTAGCAGCACTAGAATGGTTTACATTACTGGTTGTACTTAATATAGTATATATAACTTGGTTAGTATTAATTATAAGAGGAGATTATTGTGGGCGGAAGGAAGAAACATAAACAGTACGTGCTATCTGATGGTTCAAGTTGGACAGCTACAGCTATCACTAAGAAAACAGGGCTATCACTTACGACTATAAGAAGTAGGTTATGCAGGACCATTGATGTTGATAAGATATTCAATATAGATGTACTGATGGGTGAAGGTAGAACTAAGACTTACACCTTAACTGATGGTACTAAGTTCACCGTTAAGCAAGTCATGCAGATAGCTGGTATAAATAGAGCTTGTGCTGGTGCTAGGTTTGCTAGGAGTAGAGACCCTAAGGTAATCTTTGCACCTGCCCCTATACCTAAGGAACCTGAAGAGGTTAAGACTAGTAAGTTGATAGCTACACGTATGTGTTATGACGACCGTAGTCACTGGCTTTTACTAGCGAGGTTTACATGAAGCTACCTCTAACGAAAGAGTACCAAGCTAAGTACATGGTGCTTGTAGCTTGGGTATCAGATAAGACTGACCTAACTGAAGAGCAGGTTGATGAGATAGTTAATGACTCTTACAATAAGAACTTGAGACAAGACTTAGAAGATTACTGTGATACATTGTTCGATGGTGAGGAGATGGAAGAATGAATGATGAAGATTATTATGATGTGCCAATGACACTTGAAGTTGTCATATCAGTTAGTGCTGCCGATGAGAAGGAAGCTGTTGAAAAGCTATACGCTATGGATGATGAAGACTTGATATGCTTGTTAGCAGAACAGGTGCATTTCGTAGGTATGAATGAAAGCGATACGTTACAATAGATATATCGTCTGCTTCATACACAGACTTTCGGGGTTCCCTATCTCCTCAAGATTATCTATCCTCGTTAAATCCTATAGTATGGGATTGACTACCCTAAGTAGTCACCTAATTAGTGACATCATAAACCAATAGACAGTAAGGAGTAAGGATGAGAATCAGAAAAGAGGACGAGTACAACTACCTAGTAAAGAAATCAATACCCTATGCTTTAGGATGGGAAGCCTGTGTCCAAGGTGACAATGCTTTAGAAGCTAGGCGTATGGTTAAGCTAATAGATAGACTAGAATTTGACCAAGGGTATGGCGATTGCTATGCCAATGGTGAAAGTGAGCCTGATACATTTGATTATGTTGAAGGTATTTAATAAAACAATAAACCTGTAAAGGTAAATCAAGGAGAAGTATATGCTAGTAGACGGAACTACTATCTTTCAAACACATCTAACACAACATGATGAGTATCAAGGGCAATCAACTGGAAAGTATTCAGTACAAGTTAAGCTTGAATCTAAAGTTGCAGCTAAGTTAGCTAAGGATGGTGTGATAATCAAGGACTATGATGGAGACCCTATCCGTAAGTTCACCAGTCGCTATGACGTACCAGTGTATGTTAATAAGACCGACCTATGGGATAAGGAACTACCAAGTGGCACTGCGGTACGTATCGAATACATTACTAAGAAGCATCCAACAGCAGGTGAAGTACCTTATGTTAAGAGAGTCTTAGTATTAGAGATGGGTGAAGGTGCTGATGGTGGCGGTGATGCTGGATTCTTCAGCGATGAACCACCCTTCTAAATAAAGAGGAGGGCAAGGGGGAAGTCCCACTGATAATGCAGACTTAAACTAATTATCCAACACTACGGTTTTGGGTGTTAATAAAGATAACTACTGCGAAGAACCACCAAACTATAAAACAATAAACAGAGGATTAAAATGAGTAAATTCATCAGACATGAGGAGTGTCCAAGGTGTGGAAGTAAAGATAACTTAGGTGTTTATACTGACCACAAACATTGCTACTCTACAGAGTGTGGCTACTGGGAAGGTAAGTCTGCTGCGGAAGCAACTACTTCTTATACAAGAAAGATAACACACAACGAAGAGCTAACTATCAAAGGTGTCTGGGGTTCAATACCTAAGCGTAGAATCTCAGAGGCTATCTGTAAGCAATATAAAGTAAGGGTATCTGAGGATGGTAATACACATTACTACCCATTCACTGACCAAGCTTGTAGAGTTACAGCTTACAAAGTACGTGAAGTATCTACTAAGAAGTTTCATACAGAAGGTAGCTTCAAAGACACAGGACTATTCGGTGAGTGTCTATGGGATAAGGGTGGTAAGTACATCACTATCACTGAAGGTGAGATAGATGCTCTGTCTTTAGCTGAGGTATTCAATGGTAAGTGGGCTGTGTGTTCACTGAAGAATGGTAGCTCCAGTGTTGAGAAATCTATCCAAGGTAGCTATGACTTCCTCGACTCTTTTGATTACATTGTCTTAGCCTTTGATAAGGATGAAGCTGGTAAGAAAGCTATTGATAAAGCTATCGAGATGTTCTCACCTGAGAAGATTAAGATTATGTCTTACCCTGAAGGGTACAAGGACATCAGTGATATGCTTCAAGCTGGTCTTGTTAAAGAGATTACTGAATGCTTCTGGAACGCTAAGAGCTGGATGCCTAGTGACATCATCGGTGCTACACAACTAAAGGACACATGGTTAGAACGTCCAGAGAGAGCATCAGTTGAGTATCCTTGGGTATGCTTGAATCAAATGACACGAGGGTTCAGGTTAGGTGAGATGGTAACTATCACATCAGGTACTGGTATGGGTAAATCCTCTGTAGTAAGAGAGCTTGAGTATCACTTACTAACTAAGACTCCAGATAAGGTAGGTGTCATCCATCTAGAGGAGACTACTGAGCGTACCTTAGATGGTCTTGTAGGTATTCATTTGAATAGACCCTACCACTTAGATGAATGTAGAGTTGTTACTAAGAAAGAGGTAGCTGAGACAGCCTTCGATGACCTCTTCAATAGAGTAGATGGTGAAGCTTTAACCTTATACGATGGTAAAGAGCTAACCATTGAGAAGATTGTAAGTCGTATTAGGTTGATGGCTAAGGCTCAAGGTATCAAGTGGGTAGTGCTAGACCACCTGAACCTTGTAATGTCTGGTGATGCTAAGGGTGATGAACGTAGAAACATTGATGCTTTGATGACTAAGCTACGTGAGGTAGTTGTTGAGACTAACATCGGTTTGTTTGTTGTGTCTCATCTATCAAGGCAGCAAGGTACACCACATGAAGAAGGTGGAGCTATCTCCTTGTCACACCTTAGAGGTTCACAAGGTATCGCTCAACTATCTAATATGGTTATTGCTTTAGAACGTAACCAACAATCAGATGACCCTCTTGTTAGGAACACAACAACACTAAGGGTTCTAAAGAATAGATACACAGGAGAGACAGGAGTAACAGGGTACCTAGCTTATGACAATGAGACTGGGAGATTAAGAGAAACAGTAGAACCAGAGGGGATGTAATGATAAAGGTAACATTTGATATTGAAACCAATGGACTTAACCCGTCATTGATATGGTGTATCGCAGCTAAGATTGAAGGTAGGTGGGAAGAGCCTGAGTTCTTTGAGCCTGGTAATGTACATAAGTTCCCTCAATGGTTAAGGGATAACAACGTGGATGTATTGATAGGTCATAACATCATCACCTTTGACATACCAGTTATAGAAAGGTTACTGAAGTTCACATGGTGGGGTGAGATTGAAGATACCTTGGTACTATCCAGACTAGATAACCCAAGCCGTCCTAAAGGTCATAGCCTTAACGCTTGGGGTGAGAGGATGGGAAACCCTAAAGGTGACTATGATGACTGGACTAACTATTCAGATGAGATGAAAGAGTATTGTATTCAGGATGTTAAGGTTACGTCCAGTGTCTATAACTTATTACTCAGACAGAACTTAGCTGAAGATGCTGTAGCTCTAGAGTATGAGGTAGCTAGTATCATCAATCAACAATACATTAACGGATGGGAGTTCAATACCAGAGATGCTATTACTCTCCAGGCTGAACTTAAGCAAGAGATGTTCAAAGCTGAAGATGAAGTAAGGGAAGTCTTTGTACCCTTACCTACCTTCATACCAATGAGCTTCCCAAGCAGACCATATACTAACGAAGGTGAAGTTGCAGCTACATTACAAAGACAACTAGATGCTCTGGTCTACTTAGATGCTGAAGAAGGCTGGGGTAAGATGACCTACCCTGAGTTCAACTTAGGCAGCAGGAAGCAGATAGCTAGACACCTGATACATTATGGATGGGAACCAACTGAGTTAACTGAGACTGGGATACCTCAAGTGTCTGAGACTATACTGGAGAATGTAGACTTTCCTGAAGGTAAGTTAATAGCTAGATACCTGATGCTACAGAAGAAGCTAGGGTTAGTGTCTTCATGGATTGAAGCTATAGGTATTAAAGATAGAATCAAGTGTTATGTTAATCCAATAGGTACAGTTACAGGAAGGATGACACACTCTAAACCTAACCTAGCTCAAGTACCTGCAAGTGGTAAGCCTTATGGTAAGGAATGTAGGCAGTTGTTCAAGGTACGTGAAGGTTATAAGTTAGTAGGTTGTGATGCCTCAGGTCTGGAACTTAGGATGTTGGCACACTACATGGACAATGAAGACTATACAAAGGAGGTTGTAGATGGAGATATACACACAGCAAATCAAATGGCTGCAGGGCTTGAATCAAGAAATCAGGCAAAGACTTTCATCTATGCTTTCTTGTACGGAGCTGGAGACGGGAAGATTGGAGATGTTGTCGGTGGAACAAGTAAGGATGGTAAACGACTTAAGAAAGACTTCCTCGCTAATACGCCAGCACTTAAAGATTTACGAGACAGAGTTACAAAGCTGTCTGAGAAAGGCACAATCGAAGGACTAGATGGTAGGAAGCTACACATCAGGAGTCCTCACGCAGCTCTTAATACATTACTACAATCAGCTGGTGCAGTAGTAATGAAGAGAGCATTAGTATTACTTGAGGTTTATGCCAAGAGTTACAAGATTGATTATAAGTTCGTGGGTAATATCCATGATGAGATTCAAACAGAAGTAAGAACAGACCAAGCTGGTTTATTTGGAAGCTTAGCTGTAGGTAGTATCATTGAGGCAGGTACATATTACGATATGAAATGTCCTCTTGATGCTGAATTTAAAGTAGGAGATACGTGGGCTGAGACTCACTAGGAGATAGTATGAAGAAGATTGAAGATTTAGTAGATGACATCTATGAGGTACTTGCAACTAGCAGTGCAGCTGAAGGTGTAGATGTGGATAAGATTGTGGATAACTTCGGTGAGAGTATGAAGAATATCCTTAAGAATCAGGTACTTACGAAGCATGATGATGAAGGTAAGTTACGGATGAGTAGTATAGGTAAGCAAGATAGATACCTGTGGTACAGACATAGACAATACAGCCATGAGTCGATGACACCATCAACTCTAATGAAGTTCTTATATGGTCACGCGACTGAAGAACTTGTACTTGCTTTAGCTAAGTTAGCTGGACACGAGGTTACTCATCAGCAACATAAGGCTGAGGTTAACGGAGTCAAAGGTTCAATGGACTGTGTTATTGATGGGATGTTGATTGATGTTAAGACAGCATCAAGCTTTGGCTTTAAGAAGTTCAAAGAAGGGAACATACGCAATGATGACCCCTTTGGTTATATCGACCAGTTACGAGGCTATGCTGAATCACTAGGACATGATGAAGGTGGTTGGTTAGTTATTGATAAAGCAGCAGGACATCTATGTACTCACTTCGAGAGCTTTAAATACGATGAACCTATTACTGAGAGGATTGATTACTTGAAGTGTATGGTTGAAGATGACCAGATACCAGAGCAATGCTACGAGTTAGTACCTGAAGGTAAGTCAGGAAACATGAAGTTAGCTATGCCTTGTAGTTACTGTATGTATAAGCAGCATTGTTTCCCAGATGTTAAGGTGTTCGCTTACTCAACTGGACCTAGGTTCTTAGCTGTAGTAGAGAACTATCCTAAGGTACCTGAGATTTACGACTACTTTGAGGATTAATCTGTTATAGTAAAAGCTTTCGGGGGAACTATGATTGATATAAAAGGTTATGAAGGTGAGTACGCTGCTACTGAAGACGGTAGAATATGGAGTTATCCTAAAAAGAAGAACAATGTTAAAGGTAAGTTCTTAAAAGGAAGCCTTAATCATGGAGGTTACTTACGTTTAAAGTTATGTAAGAAAGGGGTTAAATCAAACGTACGGTTACATCGTTTAGTAGCTCATGCTTTCATACCTAACCCTTACAACAAACCGTGTGTAAATCACAAAGATGGTATTAAAACAAACAATCATATCGATAATTTAGAATGGTGTACTGTGGCTGAGAACAACTTACACGCTTTTCGCACAGGATTACGGGGGTGTTTTATAACTATTGACGATGCGTCTGAGATATGTGAGGCTTATGCCACTAAGTTATTTTCACAGCGAGAGTTAGGGGAGTGTTTTAATGTAAGCAAGAACACTATTTCAAGAGTAATCAATAATAAGTGGGTGTATTAAGTGAAGACAACATTCAAGATAGCACCAGTAGTAGCATCCAGACCTAGAGTAACTAGGTGGAGTACCTTCTTCCCTAAGAAGTATTCCCAATTCAAGCTGGATATGACTGAGCTAACTAAGGATATTACTTTTACCCCTACTGCTTCGCTCTTATACACCCAAATCACCTTCTTCGTATCTATGCCTAAGTCATGGTCTAAGAAGAAGAAGCTTGATAAAGGTGGTAAGTTCTGCGATAACAATGCTGACATAGATAACTATTGTAAAGCTATCCTAGACTCACTTGAAGGCGTGTACTTTGAGAATGATAAACAGATAGTAATGATAAGAGCTATGAAGTATTACTCTCATAATCCCCGAATTGAATACCAACAAACGGAGATTAAGAATGACTAAACAAGAAGCTTGTGAAGCATTAGCTGAAGATTACGCAGACAAAGTAGCCTTATCTGGAGGTAACTATGATGATGCTTATAAACATTACCTAGAACGCTGTAAGAAGCGGAACGAGAAAGACCTACTGTCTCAATATAAGTCAGCAGGTCTGGATTCGTCTGGGTTTAAGTTCTAGTAGGAGGGACCTTCTCCCTCAAAGGCAGCAATCTCTGCAGCAGGGTCAAAAGAATCTATCTGAGCATCAGCCAGAATCTCTTTTAATTCCTCTGGCATTTCAATACCGTTCTCACGTAGTGTTTTTCTTAAGTCAATCAAAAGGTCACGCTTTTCTTTAATTAACCTATCAATACCTGGTGAGGTATCAACACCTACATCATCCCTACCTTCACCAGCTCTGTTAATTTGAGCATCTATCTCATCAATCTGAGATTTAACATTATCAACATAGTTCTGAATATCAGGAGCTACTGAATCCTGAACACCTTTCACCTGTACTTCTTCAGGCATAAAGTCACCTTGTGAGTTACGTTTACCTTGTAAACCTCTTGATTGTGCCTTAGCTGCTTTAGCTATTCCTCTTGCTATACTCATCACTTACTCCTTAATTAAACCAACTAGACCAGTCTAACTCTTTAGCTGGTGCTTTCTTTAACTCTGCATCTGACCAAGCATCACCTGTACCCATCTCGTGAGTATCCCAGTAAGCATCATCGTTATTAACAGTCCAGAAGTTCTGCCCTTCTTGCTTATGATAACCATATTGATTACCCATAGTCTCAGGAACAGTCTCAGGAACCATATCAGGACCTGTAGGCGGGTCTAGCATATCTTCATCAAACACAGTAAAGTCACCATTAGCATTACGATTACCTGTTAAGCCACGGTAAGCTTGGTCTAAAGCAACACCAGTAGCAATACCTGCTCCAGCTTTAAACTTATTAGCATTAGTTAAACCGAACTTTACCTTATCTTGATTGGTCTTAGCTAAAGGACCGCCCTTACCATCAACCTTAGTAATCTGCTTAGTATTCTTATTAGCGTCACCATAGTTCTTTTGCATGTGCTGCTTAGATTTAGCTTGAGTCTTAGCATTAATAGTGTCTCCAGTCTTACCACCTTTAACTACCTCACCTGATTTAGTACCTCGAGCATCGGTAAGTAGATTACCTTTATTCTTACGAGGAGTGAACATACCTTCCACCTTATTCACTAAAGCCTTAGGGTTCTTAGTAGCGACTGAAGCTATCACAGCTGCTGTAGTAGGGTCTACACCTAAGCTCTCTAAGAAAGGAAGAGTTAAACCTTCACCTGGAATTAACTCAGAGGTAATACCATCACCTTCATACTCAGCTGTCATTGAGTAATCAGGAGTAAAGCTATTAGAGTCCATGTCAATCATACTACTATCAACACCTTCTGTAGGCTCACCTCCATTCTGTACCCTATACCATTCAATCATCTCATTAATAGGGTAATCATTTATTAAGTCAGCTTCAGATATACCGAACTCAGCAGCGGTGGCTTTAACATCACCGTTATTCTTATCTAAAAAATCAATTATATCGTCTCTCATCATTTCACTTATTGCCATCTTACTTCTCCGTTTAATTAATCGTAGTTACCAGGGTTTCCGTATTGAGGGAAGCCGAAGAAACCAGTAAAGGTTCTCTCCATCTTCTCAGCCCAACTAAGTTTAGTATCGAACATAGGTTTAGTAACAATAGGTACAGCTTTACCAAGTATCCACTTAGGATAATGAGCAGTGCCATCAGGGTCAACGATAGCAGGTCCCATTGGGAAGCCTTTCTTCATTGAGAACCATTGTTTATTAAACATACCTTCAACAATAGTTTTAGGTACTACAGAACCTTTATTCATTAGTGTGTGAGCAGGGTGTTGTAACCAATGGATAGGCTCAGCAATCTGTTTAGATATAACCATAGACTCTCCATTACCTAGCTGTAGCTTACCTGAGGTATCACCATACCAGAACTCTTGTAAGTCATCAATAGCAGGTTCTCTGTCAGTAAAGGCTTCAGTCATAGCCCACCACATTCCAGAAGTAACTACACCAGCTCTACCGGCATAAGCAACATACATCTTGAATGAGGAAGCTAACTCTTTACCTTCCTTAGACCTCCAAGCAGCTTCATCACCTCTATGAAAAGCTTTAAGGAAACCTTCGGTGTATTTATAACCAGTAGTAAATGTCTTACCTACAATTCTAATGTTAGAGATAGTCCAGTCAGGTGCAAATAAACCAAGGTTCAACCATCTACGTTTATTAACAGGTAATACTGAAGCTAGTACATCAGCTGTCTTACCTCTAAGGTTGTTAGGATTCTTAGAAGCATAAGTATAAAGCTTAGTAGCAAAGCTCTCCCAGTTTAAAGAACCAAAGGCATCATTAGCAAACTCAGAAGCAAGCTTACCTGCTACTTCATCACTATGTCCATCCTTATCAATTAGTCTTTGTTTCTTCTGTAAGTAAGCAGCTAGTTTAAATCTATCGTGGAAGTATTCCCAAGTGAGGTAATCAATGTTCTTGAAAGCCTTAGTACCCATAGCTCCTAGAGGACCCATACGTTCTAAGACTTCTTCCATAGCTTTGAAACCGGGGTTAACTAACTCTTGTTTCTTAATAGCAATGATACCTAGACCATCTTTAATAGCTTGTTCAGCTAACTCATTAAACTCACCAGAACCAATCTTAAGGTCAGCCCATGAAGCTGGTCTTGTACCTATAACCTTACCGTTCTCATCTTTAATTGAAACTTTACCACCTTTAATCTTAGCAATACCTGAAGGACCTAAAGCATAGGCAGCAGACATAAGTAAAGCTTGAGAGTGAAATAAAGAACCGAATACAAACAATCTCTTAAGACCGTTGTTAAGTTTAAGAATACCTTCAGCTACATCACCTAAACCACCTTTACGAAGAGTAGCAAACTGGTCATCAATTAGAGATTTAACATCCTTATGAGCGACATAACCTTGTAACGAAGGATGGTCAAAGCCTACATAGTTTAAACCTTCTTGTTCAGTCAGACCTCCATCTTTCTTACCTGTCTTCCTAAGGCTCTTAAACACCTCTTCCGAGATTAGAGCTGGTAAGTTTCTACCCGTCATATCTAAGTTAAGTTTAAACAAGGAGTTGATTAGGTTCTTACCGTAGATGGTCCTAGTCATAGCTTGAGTGTACAACTCTAACGCTCTAACTGGATTGGTAATGATATTCTTATCAGGATACTTCGCGGAGATAGCTTCGATAGTCTCCATCATAGTACGTTGAATACCACTCTTAGAAGCCTGTAAGTAGATAGCTACTAACTCTTGAAGGATGTCCTCATCAATATCCTTATCAAAGATATGAGGGAAGTAGTTCTGTAGGAAAGCGCCTTGCTCACCTTTCTTAAACTTACCAAACGATAGCTTAGCTACTGAGTCCTTATCTTTAATAACACCTGAAAGTACAGCTTCCTTACCGATAATATCTAACTGAGCTTTAACTAAATCTTTAACTTCAATCTCTCGTTTAGTTAAACCTTTGTTAGAGTTAGTCTCAATAGCATTGATAAGCTTAGCACCTTTCTCAGGTGTGTCGAACACTTCAGATACTTCCTTAAGTACAACTTGCATCTGAAACTCTAGAATCTTAGAGTTAGATGAGAATACCTCTAATGATTTAGATATACTAATCTTAGCTTTCATAGCAGAAGCTTTAAGGGTCTTACTATTAAGAACCTTAGGACCAAGCTTCATAGCTGCAGCACCTAAAACAGTACCAAATACCTCATTCTCAGGGGTATCTGCATAAGCATAAGCAGCTCCAGCTCCTACAGCCATAGCAGTCTTAGGGTTTTCTCTAATAACTTTACCTAGACCCTCTAAAGCACCTGGTGTTCTAGGTTCTAACTCTTCAACTGAAGGCTCTTCCTTCTGTGTTTCAATATTCTGCTTACGTATAGCTTCTTCTTCAGCACCTATCTGTTGTTCTACTTGTTCTTGTTCTTGTTTCTTAGCTCGAGTACCTAATACTTTAGCCCGATACTCACTATCAGCCTTAGTTAACTCCTCTTTAGTGAGGTCATAAGCTAAGTCATTTAAGTTATTAGGAGTAGGTATTCTTTTATTGTTATGGTCAATATCAATAACAGCTCTAGCTTTCTCATAAGCTAATAACATAGACTCATAAGCATCTCTATTCTTAATAGCAGATACTTCACGTCTAGTTAAAGTATTAATATCACGACCTCTAAAAGTACCTTCTTCTAATTCTTTTAATACTCTCTTATGCTCAGCATCTAAAGCCTTCTTATCTACGTAAGTCTTAATCCTCTTATCAACATCAGCAGGGTCATACATAGAGTACATAGGCTCTTTACTTGTATTAGGCTTATACTTAACTTCTTGTTTATAAGCAGGTAAGATAGTAGTCTCTCTAGCTTGTCCTGTAATACGATGATTATCCTCTACAGATTCATCAGCAGCTTTCCTGATATGGTCAGCTGCGGTAGTTACTGTAGACGTAGCCTCTGCTTTAATACCTTTACCTACAGCAGTAGCTGAGGTATAAGTAGCTGCCTCTTCCAGAGTCTCCTTAAGACTACGATTGAGCATACGTCCTTTATACATAAGACCTACACCACCTAAGACACCAAAAGCACCACCGAACTTAGTACCCATCCAGACATCATCATCTTTAACTACACCTTCTTCAAGTCCTGAATAAAAGGCTTCATAACTACCACCTGCTACAGCACCTACTCCTATACCAGTACCTACCTGAGCTAATCCCCTTAATGCCTTAGGTTTAATACCTGCAAGTTTAGCATTAACTCTATTTACCAATTCAGACATCTTAAGTCCTTTATGGGCAATACCTAATAGTTTGGCAATACCTAGGAAAGGTAAATCCTTTAGTAACTCTGCTGTGATAACACCACCAGTGTAGCTAGGATTGTCTTTAAGTAAACCTAGTAAGTCAAAGAAACCCGTCTCTTCATCACCTTCTAAACCCCATCTATCATTGAAAGACTTACCATCCTCATCCATAACAGCATCCATATCACCGTCTAAATGAGTATAAGCGAACTCCAGGTCTTCCTTAATAAGCTCTTTACGGGCTATCATCTCCCTGATATTATCATGCTCTTCTTGAGTGAAGTCTCTAGTCTCTCCAATCTTACGCCAAGCTTCAATTTGATTATCTAACTCTTGGTATCCGAAGTCCACAGCATTACGTTGTACGAACCACTTCTGCTGGTCCTCATCACTATAGAGTTTACTTAGCATAAGACCAAATAAACCTGAGGTAGCCCAGGCTTGCTGACCCGTATCAGTAGACATATCCTGTCCACCAGTAAACCCTTCAGTGAAAGTTAAGTCATTACTACGCTGAGCTTCTTCAAGGCTGCGTTGTGCCGCCATACTCTCAGGGTTGTATCCTACATCTCTGCTTAAAGGGTCAAACATATCTTATTTATACTTATCCGAGTTTGTTTCAAATAAAGTAGTAGCATCTACCTGGTAAGGCGCACTAGCTTCCTCTTTAACCTTAGCATCTAATGCGTTAATTTGAGCCTGTAAATCATCTCTACGTTTAATCTTAGCAGCGTTAATCTCATTTAAAGCCCCTGGGTTAGCTTTATATCCTGCATTAGCGACATCTTCTAGACTATGGAACTCTTTAAGTAAACGGTCCTGTTGAGCTTTAGCTGAATTGTAGGTAACTTTAGGTGATTTAGAATTAGTACCATAACCACCAAAGGTATCTTTAGAAGAGATAAGGTTAGAAGATTTATTACCTGAGCGACTAGCATTAGTAGTGACGTAAGCTTCCCCTTTAGCTTTATAGGTAAGGTCATAATCCTTCATCCAATCTTTCTTAATCTGATTCTTTATAGTACCCGCACTGACTAAACGATTAAGGTACTTAATCATCTTAGTACGTGTGTCTAAATCTTTAGGTTGCCCAGGTAAGTTCTCACTGGCATATAGAGCAGTAAAGTTCTTACCAACATCTAAGCGCCACTCCGCTTTAAGTACAGGAGTATTGTATCCTTTAGTAAGAGCTAACTCTTGAGTCTCATAATCCTGATTCTGTTTATTAAGGGTAGCCCATCTATCAGGGTCAATACTTCTAATCTGGTCTAAAGCTGCTCTACGGCTCTCAGGGGTTGAGTAATCAGCACCCTCTAAGATAGTATTAACTGCCTCTTCTTTATTCTGAAGACCAAGCATACCTCTAGCAGCTCCGCCTAGTGTATCCATCGAAGGAGCATAATCCCCCTTACTTAAGTAAAACATTCCATCTGGTGTAAATGCCATAATTATCTCCTAATACTTAGCCTTACTCATAAAGTTACCAAACATACCACCTGAGTTTGAAGATGGACTACCGCCAAAGCCGTACTGTCTTTGGGCTTGGAAGTATTGTTGATACTGATTAGGAGCTGGGTTAACTAAATTGTTAAACTGGTCAGCATAACCTAAGTATTTATTAGCTTGAGAAGCTCCTCTAGCTTGAGCAGCTGATGCTGATAACTTAGCAGAGGCACTAGCAATAGAACCAAGACCAGTACCAATACCTCTACCTGTCTCAGCATACTTCTGAGGCAGTTGACCGATAGTCTCAGCCATACCTAAGTCTGTAGCAGACCTGCCTCTATAAGTATCAATCATACTTTGAGCTTTATCTAAACCAGAATACTGAGCTTCTAAATCTTGCATCTCTTGAGCCTTACGGAGAGCTTCTATACGATGAGCGCCTCCAGTTGAACCAAGCATACCTTGAGACAGTAAACGATTCTCTTGAGATAATCTAGCTTGTTCTTGTTCAGGAGCATAGATGGCTTTCTGCATATCATAGAACTTCTTACCAGCAGCCATAGGGTCTGCTTCCATCCCAGCAATATAACCTCTCTGAGTTTTAGCTCCAGCCATAGCAGCATCATATTCAGACTGCCAAGGTTCAGATAAACTCATATCAAGCTGTCTACCTTCCTCATCAAACTGAGCTTCACCGAAGTGACCCTTAACATCCCAAGGCAATGACCGCTTATAAGCTAAGTCAGCTTGTCTCTCAGCAGAGGCTGAAGCTTTATCTTGAGCCGAAGCTGCTTTATTCTGACCAATTAAACTAACACCTGCTCCGATAGCACTTCCAATATCAGGCATCATTCACCTCCTGTTTTAATTCTTTTACATTCTCGATGTAACTTCTCCAAATACTTACTGACATATCTCTACCCCATTGATGTCCACCTATTAAGGTAGCACATAAAACAAACAGTTGATAGAGTTCAGCTCTCAGCATATAAGCTTTATCAACATCATTAACTTTCTTCTCTTTCTCAAAGACATTAGCTGTATGCCACTTGAGTATTATAGTATTCATCATAGGTGCTATGTCTCTATGGTTCACAGCATAGAAAGGATTCATAGGCATATCTACCATTAAGAAGGTAAACACATCATTAATATCCTCATCATCTATCTTATTGTCTTTATCAATTAAATCATCCCATAGATGAATAGCTTTAACCATAGATAAACAAAGCACTATAGCATTAGAGTTACCCTGTAACCAATAGCTCAGGTTCTCTCTAAATATAGGAAGTTGGCTATCTACGTCTTTCACTATGCTGTTCTTTTCCACATATAAACTGCGATATATGGATTCATAATACTATGCGCTGTTCCGCTACCTACTGTTTCACCATAAGGACCTTCGGTGGAGAAATAATCATGAGCCGAGTTGTCAATTCTCGCACTTGCTAATCCAGTAGCAGAGCCATATCTTGGCGTGTCGTTCACACCATAACCAGAGTGATGCTTATGAGCTGGCATTTCTGCTTCAGTCAATGTATGAGTCTTAGTACCACCAGTCTCTTCTACTGTATCGAAGTCTGTATCTGTGGAATCAACACCAATGGGCATTTTACCAGCGCCAAAAGCAACCCATGTTGTACCACCGATAGCAGAAACTACAGCAGCTGAGTCAGCATAAGTAGTAGCTGTCATAAAGATAGCTCCAACTGGATACACAGTTGATAAGTCAACAGCGCCAACAGCAGTTTTTACAAAAGCTGTAGAAGCCACCTGTGTGGTATCAGTACCAGCTGCCGCTGTAGTAGCACTGAAAGATTCACTAGCTGAGCCATTAAGGTCTGCTTTAGTATTAACAGCAGTCTGTATAGCTGTAAACTCATTATGGAAGTCACCACCAGAGATTACTTTAGCGGGGTCTGAATCTGATAAGGCATTCTTACCACTCCAGTTAACTGCGAATGTTGTATAGTTACTCATCGTATCTTTCCTTGTTTATATAATAAAGTCATATCTTGTAGTGAAGCTACATAACCGTTAGTCTCAGCGGTCATCTCTATCTGCAAATGTTTAGCACTGCCTGTTAGAGGTATATTGTATTCCTTTAACCCGTAATGAGGAGCGAACTTAGATGCTCCAAATAAAGAGGTAGAAGCGCCATAAAGTGCTGAGATTCCCGAAGCTGCAGGATTCAATGTAAATGAGATAGCTTTAGAAGGATTGATGTCAAAGTCTTTATACCACTTAACACCTACAAACGTACCCGCACCGCCACTAATAATAGCTTTCATCTTCTTTAATAAGGAAGCTACTACTGAGTCACCTAAGTCAATCCATATAGTTTTAAAAGTACCTGTATAAGATACAGAGGTATAACTACCTCCACTTACATAAGTCTTATCAAAGTAACCCTCATAAGTAGCAACGGAACCAGAACCTTGTCCTACTAACAGCCCCCTGGCTTCTGTATATAACATTGAAGAAGGGTTAGCATTAGAATCAAAAGACCAAGTAGTGACACGAGGTGCTTTATTAGGAGTCCAATGCTTCATATCGAATACATAAGTGATGTTTAAATCTACGTATGTAAGAATATAGACACCTTCATTCGCCACATAACAAGACTTAATAATATTACTTTGAGAAGTATTACGTACTAAAGTATCTTTAATGTTTAAAGAGTAATCTTGTAAAGGGACTTTATCAACTTGGGTTGTTCTTGATAATGAACGTAAGCCAGTATGTGATAAGAATAATAAGTCATCACCTACAGCTTGTATAGAATCTCTAGAAGCACAACCTACACCTCTAACAACTTCATCTAAAGCCATGTTTAGAGGGTCTATAGGATTGTTATAGATAACAATGTTATGCCTTCCGAATATAACTAACTTACCGTAGAAAGGCTCAATAGCTATAATCTCATCTGTACCCCATACTGTCTTCAAATCAATAGAGCCAGCTGAAGAACCACTCCACTTATGAGCATCGAGAGTATCGGAGTAATAAACTACATCCTTCTCTTCTGTAATACCACCTACCCATAAGCGACCATAGTAACCCATACCGCATCTAGGATTGAAAGTAGTAACACCTGTAGGTGCTACATAGCCAGTGACGGAAGTAAGTGTTGACCAAGTACCTGAGTCGTACTCAACTGGAGTATGTCCTTCTTGTACACAATATAACTCACCTTTAAAAGGAATCATTTGCCAGTCGGAAGCTGTACCGCCTGTAGCAAAAGAAGAAGTCCAAGGTGCATCGGGAGCAGTGAAGTCTAAGGTGTACATATTAGTACCAACAGCAGCTACTATTACATTACTCCCATCTTCACCAATACTACCAATCTTAGCTGAAGTTGCTAATACATTCTGTTTAAGACCCTTACGGAAAGAGATACGGCCTGACTCTCTAAGTACAATGTTATTAGCACTTGTTAACCAACTAGCATCTAGAGTAGTAGGGTTAGCTTGAGTATTAAGACCATTGACACCAATGTTACGTAACGGCTTATAAGAGAGTTGCTTAGCCATTAGTTGACGTACCAGTCGCTTTCATATTGAGTGTTACCACTGTCTAGCATAATAGCTTGATTAAGAGACTCAGATACTTCTGCAGCTACTACTCCTGTTTGAGTACCACCATCTTCACCTCTCTCAGCAATAGCTCTAGCCCAAGCACCTAAGATAACAGGTTTATCAGGTACTTTTAATACAGTAGAGGCTGTCTTTAACTCATCTTGATACTTAACTATATCAAATGATAAGGTTTGTACTAAGTCAGGTTTAGGTTCTAAATCAACTTTAAGGTTATTAACAGAGTCAGCACCGTTGAAAGCATAATACAAAGGCTCACCTGAGTTCTCACTAGGATAAAGTGTAGAGTTAATATACTGTCTTGATACCTGTACTAGGTTATTACCAGTTGATTGATTAATCACATCGATAATCTTAATCTCTTGACCAGAAGCTAAGCTGTAGTTTCTAGTACCTGCTACAGTAGTAATATCTTTAGTCTCACGTAAGACTAACCAGTCGTGATATGATTCAGTGTTACGCTTTGAGTCGTTAATCAGTGAGCCAATAACCTTTTGATAATCAGTTACTGTTGATGAATCATTGATATTACCCGACCAATCGGTAGCAATGGTTTCCTCTCTCAACCTGATTAGCACTTCGTTAATTGCTTCTCTAAAGGTCATAGG